ACTATAATATCGCTATAGGTACTGAAGTTTTTATGGATTTAACCTCAGGTGAGAGAAACACAGCAGTTGGATATCAAGCAGGTCGTCATAATGTAGGTGGCGATTACAACTCTTTTTTTGGATGGAATGCTGGTAGAGGACCGACTAGTGGAGGCCCTACACACACTGGAAATACAGCAGTAGGATATAAATCATTAACTGCTTTAACGGATGGAGATAGAAACACAGTTGTAGGGTATGAGGCTGCTCTTTCGCTTTCTTCTGGTACAAATAACACAGTTTTTGGTTATGAGGCATTAAAGAACGAAGATGGGCATGGCAAGAATACAGTTTTTGGAACACAAGCTTTATTTACTCTAAATGCTGGTGCTGATGGGCATAATACTGCTATAGGATTTCAGTCAGGTGATTCAATGAGTACTGGTACTTCAAATACACTTGTAGGTTCATCAACTGGTCGTACGATCGCTGGAGGAAGTACAAATACCATTGTAGGTAAAGATTCAAATGTAACTGATGCTGGTGCAACAAATAGAAACGGATTTGGAAGTGGGATTTCTCTTGGACAAAATAATTCAGTAGTTATTGGTAATAGTGATGTAACTGATGTTTATATGGCACAAGACGAAAGAGCTAAAATGCACTCTGGTCAAATTGAGGTTACTGCGGATAGCGGTACCAATGCTGTTACAGCATTTATTAGAACTGAAAATAATAGTGATTTCTCTGCAAGTGTTTTAAACGTTCAAGGTGATAGAACAACTACAAATAACACATACAATCTTGCAAACTTTACTAATGCTGGAACTGCTAAATGTGTTATCACAGATGGCGGTGATTTAAAAAATGCTAATAATAGTTATGGTGCTATATCTGATGAAAAACTTAAACAAGATATTGCAGATGCAAATTCACAATGGGATGATATAAAAGCAGTTCGATTTAGAAAGTTTAAGTTTAAAGATATGGTTGAAGAAGGTTTTAAACTTGGTGTTGTTGCTCAAGAAATTGAAAAAGTATCTCCAAAACTTATTTCTGAAGCTATTGATAGAGATGTAGATGGTAAAGATTTAGGCACTACAACAAAATCTGTAAAATACTCAATATTACAAATGAAAGGTTTGGTTGCTCTACAAGAAGCGATGAAGAGAATTGAAGAACTTGAAGCAAAAGTAGCAGAATTAGAAAAGAAATAATTAATAAGTAAAAGGAGTCTTAAATGAATTGGGCTAAATACGCTGATAAAAAAGGTAAAACAGCCGATTTTAAAAGCAAGGAAAGAGTAGTGCAAGAAGCCATTAGCGAAGTTAAAGACGAAGATGGCAAAGTTGTACGACAGGCAGTAGAGGAAAAGAAAGAATCATATATTGCTTTAGTGCAAAAGAGATGGGATGCTGAAAGTGGTGAAGCATTACCAGATCAAGAAAGGCAGTATTCTTTATCAGAATTAGAAACAGAAAAAGAAAGATATGATGCTGAATGTGCAAGAGCGAAAGCACAATCCGATGGATTGAAAGCTGCGATTGCTGATTATAAGAAACTTTAATTAATAACGATAGGAGTCAAAAGTGGCAAAAAAAGAAAAGAAACCACAAGAACAGATAATCACTTTATTTGATAAGGATTATAAGGAATCAGAGTTATCTGAAGAGCAAAAGTTGATGATTAATCACGTTGCGGATTTAGAAAGAAAGGAAAAATCTAGCGAATTTAATCTTCAGCAATTAAGATTTGGTAAACAGGCTTTTCTAGATGCTCTGAAAGCGAGTATTGAAAAAGATGAAGAACAAGATCAAGAAACTAAGTAGCGGAGATTTTATCGTACTTCATGAAAATACTAACACTTCTTATGATATTCCTGTGGTTTACAGGATGCGGAAATCAAGGTTGGATAGTCGCAAACCTACCACTAGCTCCAGAGGATTCTGTTTCAAATTCGGTTTTTATAGAGATAATGGATGCTGATTCTGTGGTTCATTGGTTTCATGGTCGTATCAGCGATGATAGTAATTGGTGCTATAAGCATCAAAGATTGGAAGAGGTAAAGGTAAGATAGTGGATACTGCTACAATGCTAGAGGCTTATGGAGAGCTTGGAGTTATCGGAATATGTATGCTCCTTTTTGGGTTTATGATTACAAACCTTATAAAAGAAAATAAATCACAAACTGAACATATTGATGAAATACAACAAGCTCTTTCAAGCATGAAGTCAGAGTTAAGTAATACGATGAATATCTGCGTGAAGCTCATTGATTCTGTTAATGGTTTTAAAGGAAGTATTAATGATAAGCTAGATCGAAGGCATGAGGCATTAATGAAAGATGTAGATGATCTAAGTGATAAAATTAGCTATATGTCCGGAAGGATAAATGGAGGAAAACATTAGTGGATAGCTTGAGAATAGCAGCAATCTCACTTGGTAATTATGCAATCGGTTTATCTCATATTCATGAGCTACTCCAGATTATAGTCGCATCATTATCAATTATTTATTTAATCATGAATATAAAGAAAGGAAAGTAAATGTTAGTAAAAATGATAGCTGATGAATTGTTATCAGATAAAACAAAAGATGAAATTATTGCAGAATTAAACTCTGCTATTGACATCCCAATCATTTCAGAAAAAACAGAGAAGGCAATACTTGAGGCTTTATGGAAAGTAATCAAAAGCGTATTACTTAAAAGGTTAGGATTGTAATGCCTAGACATTATGGCGGAATGAAAAAGAAAGGCTCTAAGAAGCCGAAATTCAAGAGAAAAAAGAAAAAGCGATAGTAAGTATGCCTATTCCTCCAAAGAGTGTACAAAATGTAGCTAGGAGAGCATTAGAAAGAAGAAGGGAAGCTCCCAAATCTAAAAAGGGAGGAACTGCTGTTGGTATATCAAGAGGTCGGGATTTAGCTAGAGGTGCAAATATCAGCATGAGTTCAATCAGAAGAATGGTGTCCTTTTTTGCTAGACATGATACACCAGCAGAAAGAAGGAACAGGAAAGAAAAGATTTCTAGAGCTTCGATCTCTTGGGATTTGTGGGGAGGTAATCCCGGTAGAAGGTGGGCGGAGTCAATCGTAAGGAGATTAAAAAATGCCTAGATTTGGAAAAAGATCAAAAGAAAGATTGAAGGGTGTAGATCATCGGTTGATTATGGTATTAGATGAAGTTGTTAAATACTTTGATATTACTGTAATAGAAGGGATGAGAAGCCAAGAAAGACAGGATCAATTAGTAAAAGAGGGAAAGAGTAAAACCAAGTTTGGAAAGCATACACAAGGCAAGGCTGTAGATATAGCACCTTATCCGATTGATTGGAACGCTAGGGATGACTTTCATTATTTAGGTGGTTTTGTTCTAGGAATAGCAAATCAACTAGGAATTAAGATTAGATGGGGAGGCGATTGGAACGCTTCATCATTCTTTGAAGGTAAGCGAACCACAAAGGATAATAAGTTTGATGATCTAGTGCATTTTGAGTTACTTGATTAATGTTTTCATATTGTACAATAAAAGAAAAAAGATGTGGATTTTGTGGAGAGTATAAAGGCGATCTTTTTTGTGGTATTGAAAAGAAAGATAATAAAATAACCAACATGAAAAAATGTCCATATAAACCGAGGAAAAGATAATGGAGCGTAAAAAAACAAGATTAGAAAGAGCTATGAGTAATGATTTTGCAAATGAAAATCCTTTTGAAAATATTGATGAGGCCATTGTATTAGCAAAGCAATTAAAAATTTATGATGTAGTTGATCCAAATGGTAAAACCATTCATAAGATAGCAGAAATAATTAATAGACTCCAGAATGCAGAGTTTGAGGTTCTGGATGTAAACTTTGGAGACTTTCAAGCATGAGTACATATGAATCAAACCTATGCGACCTTAATGATGTTTTATTTGTATTACCAGAGGCATCAAAATACAATCAGAGATCATTGCTTTCCCCGAATTGGGTAGCATCATCTACATC